TACTATTGAGGTTAAGGAGAAAAAAACTAAGATTCAAAAAGCTCGAGAAAAGCAAGAAACCTTAGCAGCTATCCAAAAGCTCAAAGTAGAGTTGAAGAAACAAACAAGAAAGACGGAGATCAAAAAGATTGAGTCTAAAATTAAAAAGTTACAAAAACAACTATGAAGAATTTAACAGCTGAGCAACTACAAGAGAACTTTCTCAAACTAGTTGGCTACATCGACCTCTACATTCCCGGTGAGCGTGGAGTTGATTTAAAACTACTTTACAATGATCATGCCGAACGTATTATGCTCATGCCTGCTAGTGGTAATGAGAATTACCATAACTGTTTTGTTGGTGGCTATGTTGATCACGTTATTCGTGTTATTGACACTGCCTTGGACATTGCTAAGCTATGGAAGACTTATGGTGCACAAGAAAGTTTTACGACGGAAGAGTTGGTGTTTGCTGCTCTGAATCACGACTTAGGTAAGATTGGAACGGAAGAGGCGGAGATGTATATTCTCAACGACTCTGAATGGCACAGAAAGAATCAAGGTAAGATTTACAAGATGAATCCTGCTAATGCGTTTATGACTGTACCTGATCGTAGCCTACGACTATTAGCTGAACGAGGCATCCCAGTATCTGAGAATGAATGGTTTGGTATTAAGTTGCACGACGGAATGTATGACGAAAGCAATAAACACTATTACATCAGCTACGATGTCAATTCTAGATTGCGTACAAACCTACCTTACATTTTACACCAAGCAGATCAGATGGCTGCTCGCATCGAATATGAAATGTGGGTTGCAAGTCAATCGCCATTAACGGCAACTACTATTAAGTCTAAGAAGTCTAATATAGAAACAACAACAGCACTTACAGACGATCAAAAGAACGATCTTATGAGTGCCTTTAACGATTTATTCAAATGATATTAACCATAGTCTTATTATCAATACTCCTAGTAGTTGCTAGTTACTTAGCATACGCTAACTATAAAAAATACCAAAAGGCAGTTGAATATGCTGAAAATGGTTTTTTTGTATACAATCGATTCATTGCAGACCTTTATGATAAATTCAAGCAAGCTGAGAATAACATGAAGGTGATAGACCACAGAGGTTCTTTCAGAGCTGATGATGAGGTTGGAATGACTTTCGAAGCGTTAAAGAGTTGTATTGATGAACTAGACGAATACCTATCACGCTATGTCGAAGGGGAGAAAGAAAACTAAAAATTACTATTTTACGTCAGCAGTTGATGACGCTATTAAACTCTACAACGCAACTGAAGATCGAGTTGAGAGAGACATGCTATATCGCAAAGAGATACAACCAGCCTTTGAAAAGTTAGCAGAGAATATTATCCATACATTCAAGTTCTACTACACAGATGGTTTAAGCCTGAAAGACTTGCAGCATGAAGTTGTCAGTTTCTTGATCGAGAAACTACCTAAGTTCACAGCAGATAAGGGAAAAGCTTTTAGTTATTTTAGCATTGTTGCAAAAAACTACTTAATACTAAACAACAATAAGAACTATAAAAAGTTAACTGATAGCGAAAAGCTTGATGGACCAAATGGAATGACACATGCTCTTGTAGAAGAAGAGCCTACTCCTATAGAGTTCTTTATTGAGGATATGATTAAGTACTTTGACACCAATCTGGAAAAGTGTTTTCCGAAAAAGAATGATCAAGTAGTAGTGGATGCTATTGTTGATTTATTCCGTAAAAAGGAGTCTTTGGAGTTGTTTAATAAAAAAGCACTCTACATCTACATTAGAGAGATGACTGATGCAAATACTCAACAAGTGACAAAGGTTGTAAAGTTGCTAAAAGACAAGTATGTCAAAATGTTCAATGATTACGATCGATTAGGTTTTGTGCCACATAACGTAATTTACTGATGATCGTATACGCAAGTAAGGAAAAGTTAATTAAGTTTTTAAGAGACGAAATGGGGGCTTGGGAGGTTTTGAATCCCAACCCCAATGCGTTTGAATTTGATCCAAAGACAATTGATCCTAAGAAACTACACGAAGCAGGTTACTATGAAAACATTGAAGGATGGATTGCTGGTGTTAGATTGAATCGATTACAGGAGTTTATCAATGAGATAGAATCGCTACCGCAAGCAACAAATATCAAATAACGGTGTATTTATCATAAACCAAGGCTATGGATAAAGATAGTATATTGTTCGATGACAAGTCCTTTAGCGATCTGTTACGGGACGTTTACCAAAATACAAAAAAGAAAGAAAGTCAGATCAATGGCTTGATTGACCAATTAAAGATGCTGGTTAAGAATGTAACCGATGCATCAATGATGGTACCTCTAATCAAGGAATATCTTGAAATCTCAGTAAAGAATGACGATAATCTAGTAAGATTGACGGCTATCATCCAACGCTTACTAGTAACTGGCAGCAAAGAAACCAAAGAAGGTGAGTTAGGTCTCACCGATCAAGAGAGAGCGCAGCTACTATCAGAAGCACAAGAAATTTTAGATAAGTCTAAATGAGTAGCTTATCAACAGGACTAAGTGAATTTATACAAGGTGGCTCACCACAACAACAGCCTCCTGGATTTTCTACACGATTATTTACAGCGCACGTGCTAGAAGTCGTAAAAGACGAAACCTCACCTTACTATGACTCTGCAATAGGACCAGCCTGCATAGGATCCTTAAAGATTAAAATTGTAGAGACGCAATATAATAAATTTGAGGACAAGAGTTTTTATAGAGCTTATCCGTTGGATAGAGGCGACTACTCACTGCCATTACCTGGTGAGTCTGTAGTCTGTACCATAGCTCAAGGAAACTATGTAGGAGGAGCTGGTGGATCTTATACAGACCTTATATACTACATATGTACGGTATCCATGGATCAACAGCTTACCATTAACACAGCTCCATTTCTTAGCTCAGACGCCTTCCACATTGATAGCAATTTAGGTTCTATTTTCAAACAATTAGCAATAGACACAGCTGTTTTCGCAAAAAGATTTGATGGACGTATTGACTTTGAAGGAAGTGTGTTTAAGCGAAATATAGGAACAACAAAGACAACATTAGGAGATACTGTATTAGAAGGACGTTTTGGTAGTCTAATAAAGATGACTAGCAACTCTAAAGATAGATGGAGCGATAATCAAATTTCCAACATAAAAGCAGGCTTACCTACAGACCCATTGATCATTATGAAGGCTACTCGCAGATACGCTGTAGAGCGAGAGCTTGATCAGTTCTCATCGACTGCAATTGACGACGATCCCAACAACGACGACTCAAGCGTATACGTCACAACAACGCAAAACATACCAGCAATGTTAAGCTGCTCAGAAAAGCTGTCTTCTTGGAACTACGATCAAGACTTGGAGACTACTAAGGGAGAATCGGATGAAGCGTCTGTTAATTTACAAACTATATTTGGCGGAGGATTTGATTCTAACGCAAAGATTCAATTGAACCTAGTAGGTACCGTCGCAATCAAAAAACAAGGTACCTAATAATTATAGCCATGAGTTCATTAAGTAAGGGCCTATCAGAGTTCATAACACCATCGATACAATCGCCAGAGCAGCAACTGCGAAGAAATACAATATTTCCAGCGTACGTTGTGGAAGTGGTATTAGATGATACCTCTAACTATTACAATGGACCAGAAAGTATTGGCTCTGTGAGATTCAAGCAATTGCCAAACGACTTCACAAAAAGCGAAGATGTAACAAATAAGATAGCGTATCCTATCGATCGTGCAAACTTTGTACAACCATTAGCAGGAGAGCAAGTATTATGCGTATTGTTGTTCAGTGAACAAGGTGAAGCTCGTTACTACTATTTATCGACCGTTAGTACAGAACAAACAGCAGCTGCAGTAATATCGCCATTTCTTGGCACGAGCTTCACTACATTAAAAGAGGCTGGATATCCAACACCACAAATAGCTGAAAAACGATTTGATGACATAAACGGTTATACAATCGATGCATTAAAGGCTAGAGTGTCTCAAGAAAAGTTAAGAGAGGGAGATAAGGTATTGGAGGGTAAATTTGGTGGAGTGATAAAATTTACACATACCATAAACAAAACCGGAGTCTGGGATTCTGAAGACCAAATTACAAATCTAACAAAAACAACAACTGATGGTGATCCAATGTTGATTGTTAAAAGCGCATTAAGATCAAAGAAGTTTGAGTTTGAGGATGATGATATAAATGTGGATGAGTCTAGCATGTATGTTACTACGACGCAAACAGTGCCGTTGGTAGTGAGTTGTGCACGACTAAAGAGCTTTGAGGTAGAACCAGAAGCAGCCATATTAAGCGCTCTAAACGACGAAGACTATGCAAGTTTGCAAAGTCTGTTTGGTGGAGGATTTGATCCAAACGGTGTCAAAATAAAACCAGATAAGATAAATCTAACAGGAACACCGCAAATTAAAGTAGTACCAGGTGCTCTAAATCCAACTGGAGATGAAGGTGCTAGTGTTGGAGAACTTGGAGACATAACACGAGGTACATTGATAGAATCAAATCCAACTGGACCTTGGACAATCTCAAATGGAGTAAATAATAACGTAACATCTGCTTATCAATTAAGATGGCACCACAACGACGAAACAAACCCAGATCCAGATCCAAACCAAGTGTACAAAAGCTGGTCAAGAACTGGTGGAGGAGGTTATGTGTACGATATGGTACTATATCGAAATGAAAACGGACAAGTGACAAAAAGACCATGGATACCATCACCAATAACTGGCACTGTGAGTTTTGCAGGCTTATATTCTAATAAACTAGATAGCGCAATACATATAAAAGCTAGTAATGGGGCTGAGTATGTGATGCTTCATATGGATAATTTTTTAGTAAAGGTAGGAAGTACTGTAACACGAGGACAGCTTATAGCTAGACAGAGCGATCGAATGTCGTCAAACTACACAAGCCGAAACGTTCACTTACACATACAATTTCCAGATAAGAATGTGTTAATAAACTACATTGCGAGTCTGGCAAGCAATACTTGGTAAAAATGAGTAGCTTAAACAAAGGATTAGGAGAGTTTTTTACGGGTCTTTATGACTTTAATAGTGCTAGAAACGAAGTATCGCATCGTTGGTTCTTTGCGCATGTGTTAGATGTAATTGAAGATGAGTTTAGTATTTGGTACGATGGACCTGATAGCATAGGAGCGGTTCGTGCAAGAATACTAATGATTGGATATAATAAGTATGAAGATGAGCAAGACACAATATGCTATCCATTAGATCGTTCTTACCTAAGAGTACCCTTCCCAGGTGAGCAGATTATGGGAGTAATAAGCTTTGGTCCTGCTGTAGAAGGTCGGTACTTAGCAAGATATTACTATTGGAAGGTGGTTACACCGGATCAAAATATAACATATAGTGAACAGCCGTTTACTGGAACGGATCCGTATCATATCAAACCAGGACTCAGACTTACAGTTGATGTTAACGCAGAAGCTAAGCGCTTTGAGAATAAGCTACCATACGATAAGCAACTGTTAGTGGATAAATCAGTTAATCAAAAAACGAGACAAGGAGAGAGAACTATTGAAAGTCGTTTTGGTGCAATGATAAAGTTTACAAGCACGCCAGATACGGATACAATATGGGATGCATCGCAAATAAACAACCAAGTAGCATCTAGTATTGGGGATCCTTTGGTTGTGATAGGTGCAAATCCTAAGACATCCACAACCAAAGAGCTGATAACTCGAGACTTGCAAGTTGATGTTGGTAGTAATTTATTCTTTGCAACAACGCAAAACTTACCAATAAAAATTGGATGCTCAAAAAAACTATATAGCTTCAATCCCGATTTAAGGTTAGGAGAACTATCAGAAGCTACTAGCAATGAGGTGAGTTTGCAGACTATCTTTGGAGGAGGATTCGATCCAAATCAGCAACTAGCAATCAAACTGCAAGGTACAATAACCTTACCTGGAGGAGGAGGTTCCACAACACCAGTAGATGGCATAAACCAAGAGCAGAGCAATAACATTAAATTAGCAAACGACACTCTTAAAAAGGCAGGGTACAACACTTGGCAAACGCGAGTTGCAATGTTATGCGTATGTGGAAAGGAGAGTGGATTGGTACCAAAGAGCGAGTACAGCTATGAGGATACGGGAGTAAAAGGACTTAGGCATTTGTTTGGTAAGTATTTGAAAAAATACGATAACGACGATCAAGGGCTGTTAGAGATACGCAAAAACGATATAGAGTTCTACGACATCATCTACGGATATAAAACAACCCCAGCACGTTCTGGTAACCCACCAAATGGAGGAAACGATCAACCCGGTGACGGATTTAAGTATCGTGGTCGTGGCTTTAATCAAATCACTTTTAAGAGAGCGTACAAGGGTTTGCAAGACTACGCAAAGACTATAGGTATAGACGTTGACTTAATCAACGACCCAGACAGACTCAATGAACCTGAAATAGCTGCAGTAGGATTGGCAAACACTATGAATAATTGGATGTACAAGGCTGATAGGTATAAGCAGTACTCTGGCGAAAATGTCTCGCCTAAAGATGGTACAAACTTAGATGTACTAATACATTGGTACGCTAACGCCAATGCTGGAATGGGAAATGATTGGACATCTGGAGTTGTAACAGAGGCGTATAATAACGCAAAAGCTTGGGAGAACGTACTTACAAACTTCTTCAATGCCAATCCAGGACTTATGTAGCAAATAGTTTACAAGCATAGTTATATAAAAACATACAATGTCGGATAAGGAAAAGTTAAATAGCGAAGGCCAAGTGCAAGGCACGCAAACGCAAACTATCAACACCAACGGACCAGGAGGTGCAGCAGCAAATCTGACTGCTGATATAGCTACTAGTGAAGGACTAGCACCAGGACAAGCCTTTGGTAGTGAGATTGTGTTAGAAGAAAAGGTTTACTCAATAGCACTAAAAAACGCAGACCCAGTACCCGATAAAGGCTTTGACGAGTTGCAGATAGAAAAGGGAACCTACAAGAATAATGTAAAGGATGGTAAGTCTTCTATCCTATTAAATTCAAGTAGAGTAATAATAAATAGCAAAGACGATTATACGATCATAGCAGGACAAAAGGGAGTATCGATCTCATCACCAAATAAAGTAAACCTAGACGCTGATCAAACAATATGCTTGTTTGGCGATCAAGGATTGTTTTTAGGTATTCCAAATAAGGGAACAGCTAAAGGAGAGCAGCCATCGACTGACAAAAAGTACACAACAGCCAATTACGTAAAGCAAGGTAAAAAGCTCAGATCAGTACCAGCTGATAACAACGACTACGAGCCTTTGGTATTAGGATTGCGATTAGCTAACTGGCTCAGTGACTTGGTTACAACACTAAAGACGGCTGTAATATTAGCTCCAATGGGCCCAGCAAGCTTTAGAGAAGATGCCCAATGGGATTTTGTAGCTTTAGAGTCGCGAATCAAAGACATGCTTTCCACATATGCTTATATTGATGGGTGGTCGCATGAACAAGCTGGAGATGTGCCATCACCACCAACAAAGGTATCAAAACCAAACCCAGAATTAACCGTAGATGTATCAGGCTTAGTAATCGAAATACCACAAGGATTATTTGACAATCCACAACCAACAGATCCAATGGTTGGAGCAGCCGATTATTACACAACCAATGATAAACAAGTAAACTTACAATAAGATAGATGGCTACAACATTAACAGGATATTCAGTAGGAACATCAGGCGTAAATTGGTTCGTATCAGCTGATATGAAAACTAAGCTTGGTGAGATGAGTACAGCATTATTAGATGCAAACGTAAACGGTGCCTCGGCACTAACCTTTGGTGGAGGCTACATATCAAGATACGAATTGATCAGACAGCTAGTTACTAAGATTGGCTACGATGACCAAACCCTCAAAGATAAAATAACAAATACCTTACAAAACAAGGACGTAACTACAGAGGAGTGGAGTCAGGTAGAAAACTGGCTTAGTACGCAGGATGTGCAACAGCCTGTATACAAGTACGTGAATCACCCCTATATCCAAAATAACCAAGACGGAAGTTATGTGGTAGATAGTCCTGCAAGACCTCAAGAGGACTTATTTCGTAGTGGTAATGTTGTTAGAATTAAAACAGGAGCAAATGGTGCGATGAGCTTAGGAGCTTGGTTTGTAGCCGAGTGGATGTTGAGAAATAGCCACAAGTACGGCTTCTTCTTTATCGGACCAGCTGATGATATGTTCATATTCAACCCTACTAAGAAATTAAGTGAGCAAGTAGCAAAGGAGTTAGAAACTGCCGATCCTTTGAGATACTGGCTTAAGATTGGGGCCGTTAACGGTGCTTTCGATGGAATAGCAGGTTATACGCGAAATGAGATGATAGCAGACGCATCAGCTCCCAAAACACAAAAGTACGATAATCTTCTTGGAAACCTTGCAAATGCAAAAAATGAAACAGGGAGGAGAGGAGCAATAGCAAACTCAGCCGGACGTCCATGGTTAGTCTTAGCAGAAAAATATTAAAGCGTGTTAAATTTTAAAACTGACTTCGAAGGTAAACTGTCAAAAGCTTTGGTTGAAGGCGGATTTGCAAATCCAACCGAAATGGCACAAGCTGTGACAAGGTATTATATGACTACGGTAGTAAAAGGATCCCCTGCAGGCATTCCACCAACATTACCAGTAGGATATGTGCCATTCAATCCAGCACCGATTGGACCACCATCACCAATACCATATCGTAGCCGTGAGAAGATATTCTTCAATACGATCAAAACGTATTATACGATAAGGGATCTGAACAATGCAAGGAGCTTTGTTGCATTTGCAACACGTGACATCCAAAATGCCGTAAACACGGCAACAAAGCTTAAGCAAAGCATTGAAGACACTACAAAGCGGATTGCTCAAATTGACGATGAGATCAAACAACTTAAAACAGATTTACAATCAATAGGTCCAGAAATACGCGAATATATCAATAGCAAAAAAGAGGTATTTGTAGAACTTAAGCAAAGCATTACTGCACTAACGGATCGTTTACAGACAGCAAATGTGCGAGAGTTGGGAGAGGCAGGAGCAGCTGGTTTTTTTAAGGACGAGCTTACAATCATTAACATGGTCAAGAACTTCAAAGTAGACCTATCCTCAGTAAGACAAGCTGCGACCACAACGCAAAGTACTCTAAGCCAAGCAAACGCAACACTAACCAAGTACGAAAGAAACTTCTCAACACTAGCAAGTGTAAAGGTTTATTTTTGGAAAAAAGTAAAGTTGTTTTTTGAAGAGGTAGTCAAGATTCTTAACGTCGTAATAGATCCAAGCCAAGCAATAAGTTACCTAAAGGAACTACTTTATGTGCCAAAAGCTAAGAGATTCGCAAAGATAATGTTACAAATCGTGAATCGTAATACTCAGCTTAAGTACGAAAAAGATAAATTACTAAAAGCAATAGAGAGTAAAAAGGTAGAGATAAAGGATCAGGTACAAAAGCGAATAGATGCGATGTCTGAAGCAGTACAGGAGAAGGTCCAAGCAATAGCCGGTGCCTTACCAAAAGGAGGTAAAAAACTTGCAGACAAAGAAGGAATCAAACTACTCAAGAGCGAAATAAAAGTCATTAAGGAGGAGGTTTCTTTTGCAATAAAGGTAGTGAGATACCTTAGTAACCTGGCTAAACAGCTTTTGCGAATAACTACAAAAGTGTTCACACTAGCAGATGAATTCAAATCCTATTGGGAAGATGTCATTAAGCAAGATATAGTGCAAAAAGCTAAAGATGGAATACAAGCAATTCGAGATGAGCTTTCGCAAAAAAGCGAAGAAGAGATAGACATCAACCTTATCTTCAAACAATTTACAATCACCAATGGAACAATTCAGACAATAATAAAAACGATAGCACAGAGTACAAAGCTTACGAATCCTTTGTTATTGTCTAAGTTTAAACAACCTGTAGATAAGTTTGAACAGCTCTTAGCAGCAATAGAGGGAGTCTTACTTAACGATATTCCATTGCTGGTGCATAGCATAAACAACCCACCAAAAAAAGATGGGTCTAAATCAACCCCAGCAAATCAAGACCAAACAAAGCCAAAGAAACCAAAAAAGAAGAGAAAGATAACAGCAGCCATGATATTGGATAAGATTAAGTATGGGTTGGCGTGGTTAGGTGAGTTGATTAGGAAGATTAGAGTTGAGTATGTTGAAAAGTATAAAAAGAAAGCAATTGATAAGTTAAAAAAGTACCAACAACAAGCTACGGATTACATTGCAGAAATCACAAACTTTAACGCATTACAAAAACGAGTTGAAACTAAGAAGGGAAAGATCGATGGTAAGAGGAGTGATTTAGAAGACGAAAAAAACAAAGCACAACTAATTGCAAAATCAGCAATAATATTCTCCAAGCTAATTCAAATAGGATTAAGGTTGACAAATAGGATAGCACCAACAGATGGTTCGATGAGACAGCTAAATATTGGAGCAAATGAGCGTGATATCTTAGACTTCTATAAGTTTTACGGGCAATGGCAGATTTTAGTAGGACGTAAGAGCTTAACAGAAGTTGCAAGCTCAACGGAATTACTTAAGCGTAAGATAGCCGACTTTAAGGTGTACGAGCGTATCTTTGAGTTTTTCAAAGAAATGGTGGTTGAGATGAAGGAAAAGAGAGCAGATCAACAAGGCTATGCTTTTAAAGATTTCATAGTTGAGAAGTTGAAAGCGTTAGAGGATAGAGTGGAGTCTTATGCAATTAACGATGCAAAGGATAGGATAGAGCAGTTAAAGGGTTTCTTTACAGCACCTCCACAATCACTAGCAGACTTCGCTAATTTACCGTTAGGACTTGTTGATATACTAGACTTTAATACCGATCTATTCTTAGGAGAGAGTCGTTTCCTTAGACGCACAAGATCAAAAATAAAAAATCTACAAGACGAGATTCCAGCAGACACAGAAGATGACGTATTATTGTTTTTTAAAGAGCAGCTTGGAAAAGGAGTGAGTTTAGTAAACCTTATGATTAAGGTATTTAAGAAGGGTATGGATAAGCTTATAGCATTCATTAAGGATAAGCTAGTTGACCCAGTAATAAAGGTGGTGAATAAATTCATAGAAAACCAAAAAACAAAGCAACAAGAGCGAACAGAAGAGCGTATTAGACGTAAATTGGACAAAGAGGCTTTGCAAAAAATAGATGCAGCAGCTGCTTCTTTTGTGTTCGGATTAGCAGCACGACTATTCTGGACCGGCTTTACATGGAAAAACCCAGTAGACACGACCTTTACGGTATTAAACATTGCACCATTCAAACCAATTGATCCAGAAGAATTCGAAACAGCAGCTGGCATGGCACAGCAAATGTCGCAAGGATTTGAAATACAAGTGCAAGGAATGACTGGACTATGCATACCAAGTCCATCTTTAGCAATTCCACCCTTCCCATTTCAGGGCTATATTTAATAGCATATACTATTTATTAAAAACACTTATTATGAAATTGAGTCAATTTAAGACAATGTTGCGTGAGCTTATTAGAGAAGAAGTGCAAACAGCTGTACGCACTGAAGTAAAAAAGCTAACAGAAGGAAAGCAGTATGCGTCTCCAAGTAGAGCGACAACGAGACCTACTTTCCCACAACAAAGAACGACTCCATTAGTTACGTTAGATGAGCCGTTTACGACTGTTGGCGGACCATTGGGAGATTTGCTAAACGAAACTGCTATGAATATGACTGGGTTTGGAGAAGAAGCTACGGAACAAGCCAACCCAGACTTTATAGGATTAAATGGAGCGTCAACAAATATGTTTGTAAAAGACTACTCAGCGGTATTAAAAAAATCAGAAGAACTAAGCACTGGAAACTTTAGACCTTAATGGCATATATAATCCAAGTCAATCCTGTAGATTTAGAAACCAACGTAGCACTTGGACTTGATTTACCTATGTCAGCTGCTCATGGTGCGCAATTTAAACAAAACTACCTATCAATTGACCAGGCTGTAGCCAACGCTAAGAATCTACTAAAGACAGAACCAGGTGAACGGTTGATGATACCGCAGTATGGATGTGGATTGAGAAGGACTTTGTTTGAGCAATTAACCGATGAAGCTGTCACAGCTTTACACAATCGGATAGAACAAAACTTTGCAACTTTTCTACCTTACATATTTATTAGTGAACTAAACATCACACCAAAACCAGACGAAAATAAACTACTTGTGCAATTGGTAATAGGCTTAAGTGAAACTGGATTGGATCGTAGAGCAATTTTAATCGAAACAACAAATGGCTAAGCTAATCAACAAACAAACCGATATCAAGTATATAGGTAGGGATTTTGAATCCCTTAAGCAAGGACTAATCGAGTTTGCAAAAGCATACTACCCGGAAACGTACACAGACTTCAATGAATCGTCCCCAGGATCATTATTCATTGACCTTGCAGCATATGTTGGTGATGTATTATCGTATTACACAGACTATAACTTTAAGGAGAATTTCTTACAATACGCACAAGAAAAGCGTAATCTGCTAACAATGGCAGCTGCATTTGGCTATGTGCCTAAGTTATCTGTACCATCTATTGTAAACTTAGACATATTTCAATTATTACCACCGACAGGAACAGGAGAAAATACGGCACCCGACTTCTCTTATGGTTTAAAAATTAAGGAAGGGATGGAGTTGCGTGCGGAACAGCAAGGAGTTAACTTCATTACGACAACTAACCTAGACTTCACAATAGATACGCAAGAGTCTCCGATAGACATATCAGTATATAGCTATAATGCATCAACCGGAGCTGTTAATTACTATCTAGCAAAAAAGACAGTAAAGGCAATTAGCGCAACTACTAAAACGCAAACATTTACAGTCACTGGAGCTACTAGATACCTTAAGCTGTTGTTGCAGGATGAGGTAGATCCTATTGTGGGAATACAAAGCATACAGGATGCTGATGGAAATATGTGGACACAAGTGCCATATCTAGCACAAGATACAATATTCGAACGAGTCGAAAACACAATATTCAATGACCCAGAATCGGCGACATATAGCTCTGAGACACCATGGTTATTGAAGTTAAAAAAGGTACCGCGTAGATACATTGTTCGAGTAACGGAAAGTGGATTAGAGATTCAATTTGGAGCAGGTACGTCATCCAACCCTGACGAAGAACTATTAGCTACACCAGAACAAATTGGTTTAATATTGCCAAATGGTAAAGAGGATCTGGACTATAGTTTGGATCCATCAAACCCACTAATGACAGGAACCTATGGACTGGTACCATCAAACACAACGTTGACAGTAAACTACATAGTAGGAGGAGGAACTCAATCTAACGTACCAGCTAATAGTGTAACAACAGTAGTAGCAACAGATACTTCCGAAACAGCTTTACCTATAGCGACACCATCATTAAACAATGCAATTATACAAAGCTTAGCGGTAAACAACCCAGAGCCAGCAGCTGGTGGGCGTAATGAAGAAACTGTAGAAGAGATACGTCAGAACACACTTGCGCAATTTGCATCGCAAAATCGTGCTGTAACTCGTGAGGATTATATAATGCGCGTTTATAGTATGCCATCAACCTATGGATCCGCAGCAAAGGCTTACATCACACCAGATGAACAGCAAAATATAGGAACCAGTGAGTTATTAGATACTGTCGCAAATCCATTAGCATTAAATTTATACCTACTTGGATACGACGCTAATAAAAACTGCACAACTCTCAACACAGCAGTAAAAGAAAATATTAAGACGTATTTAGGTCAGTACAGGATGTTAACAGATAGCGTCAACATTCGTAATGCGTATGTAATCAATATTGGAGTGAAGTTTGACATAATACCACTTCCAAGCTTTAATGCAAATCAAGTATTGTTAAATGCAATAGCTGTGGTTAAAGAGTATTTCGACATCGATAGATGGCAAATTAGCCAACCGATAGTCGTTAGCGATTTATACAACGTTTTATTTAATGTAGACGGCGTACAAAGCGTATCAAAATTAAACATAGTTAATCTGAACGATAGCTCATTAGGATATAGTGACGTTGTTTACGATATAAACGCAGCAACTCGTAGCGGAATAATATATCCAAGCTTGGATCCATCCATTTTCGAAGTAAAGTATCCAAATACAGACATACAAGGCCGCATAACAAACTACTAAGATGATTAAGACAGTATATAATACAAAAGACGCCACAATATACGAAAGGTTCAGTAAACTTAATACTGGATTAGACGCAATTCTTAACGTACAAAAAGTAGAAGTTGATGGTAATCAATACAACTCTCGCGTCTTAATACAGTTTGACACAACAGAGCTGTCTTCGTCAATGGCTGGAAAGAATAATCCACGAGCTGTTCTGAGACTAAAAGCAACGGAGGCATATGAGGTACCAACAAATTACACAATATACGCTTATCCGATATCAGGCAGCTGGAACATGGGAACTGGTAGATATGGAAATCTGCCAACAGGAAGTGATGGAGCAACTTGGGTATATAGACTGAACAGCAGTGATACTACCTCACAATGGCAAACTGGAAGCTATGCGGTAGCTGGAGTAACCGGAAGCTGGGCAACAAACCCAGGAGGAGGTAATTGGAGAGAGCACGTCAATTTCACCCAGTCTCTTGCATCTCAAAGCTTCAGTAATCAAACTGCTGATATTGAGATGGATGTCACTAGCATTGTCGCTCGTTGGATAGTAGCAGAAGGTAGTCCAACTTACCTACCAAACAATGGCTTTATTATTAAGAAGAGTGATGTAGACGAACAAAGCTCAACAACATTCGGAAATCTACAATTCTTTAGCAAAGATACGCACACTATATACCAACCGTGTATATACGTAAAGTACGATGATGCCATCTATCACACATCCTATTCATTAGTTGATTACACTGATGAAGTGGTAGTGGGGATAACAAATTTGCAACAACAGTACTCCAACAACAGTGTTGTCAGATTTAATATATCAGCAAGACCCAAATACCCACCAAGAACATTCGCAACAAGCAGTAACTATCTAAGGAATTACCAACTAACATCCGCTAGCTATTATAGCATAGTAGATGCGCATACGAATGAAGACGTTATTGCGTTTGATACTAATTACACAAAAATAAGCGCTGACTCCAATGGTAACTTTTTCAAAGCAGATATGAGCAACTTATTTGCAGACAGGTACTACAAGATACTAATAAAGACACAAACGCAAAACTCAGAGACCTATATTTATGATAAGAATTGGATCTTCAAGATCCTTAAATAACATATATGGTCGATCCAAACGTCTACAGGTACTTAAAAGATGCAACAGGTCAGCTACCAAAAACTAAGCTGATTATTGATCACAACGATAGTGTATCCACAAAAATGTCGGGTAGTGTAGTAGGTACGTCCACTGAAAGATTGGCCTTTGATGAGAATCTAACAGAATATGCGCTTTTTCCGTATACGTTAAACGAACCGCCAATTATAGTAGAATCTATAAACGACGCTAGTGAGCCTAAAATATACAACGCAGTTAATTGGTTGGATAATCAAAAGGCCATGTATATTAACGAAGAGGGAGCTGTGATTGTTGCAAGCGGAGCTAGTTTTAAATTAAAAATTAAAGCACAACAACCTGAGTCTTTGAATTCCGAAAATGGAGTACCGATAGTAGCAGCTAATGAAGGCAATTTAACATATACATGGACATTCAACGGTACGGAAATACCTCAATTCACAGATGACACTATTGATAACTTTGCTATACTAGGAGACACGCTGTCAATAAAGCAAATAAACAAATCACAAGCTGGTGCATACAGTTGTGCTGTGTCAAACGACGCAGGAACAATAGTCACTACGCCGTTACTGATCCAGGTATTTGATCCATACGCAACAGAAACGGCAATCTTTCGTAAAAATTTAATAACCAATCCAATTTTAACAGATGGTACTAGTGGATGGACGGTATCAACTGGCGAATTACAAGCGCCAAAGTTAGAGCAATCTAATAGGCAACAAGGACTTAGTCGAGTGGCTGAACTTAAGCAAGTGAACAATAGCGAAGGAATCGAGTACATCCCTCAAATGTTTGATCCACAAATAAACACAGTAAGCTACCCAGCACTTAAAAATATTGAAGACGATACTTATTTTTCATTAAGTCCATTGCTTAGTGGAGAAGGTGGTTACTTAACACGAGGACCTTTGACATATAATGCTGCTGATGGTAAGCATATTACGATAGCGTATCAAGACATAGACCTAACAACCGTGCAAGATTATATTGCAGGAAAGGTGTTTGGCATAGACGGAGTTAAGGCTTACTTCTCGTGCTATCTTGGTAATAGCATCTCGCGTGTAGTTCCAACAGAAGGGATGGAAACGAGAGAAGAGCGAAGTGATAAGTCAAATTATTGGGAAGGAGGACCGAGATTATCGTTGGAAAACATACTACTAACAGGAAGGCCTTATATCGAAGAGTCTCTACAAGTATACATACAGGAGTTTTCAGGCAACGAATTGCTAAAGAGTTCCTTATATAATCCAAAGAAGAATACATCCTACACATCATTCGAACCAAAGCTAATAGACCCAATTAACAGCATTTGTTGGACATTGTCAAATAACGAAACTGTCTCAACTGAAGATGGGCTTATTACGCTACAAACAAATAGTCACGATGCTAAAGTTGCTAAAACGTTTGAGTTAGCATACAATGATAGACGTAACTACTACACTAATGGACAGGTGGTAAAGCAAGATGAGCTTATTTTTGATAAGTTGAATCCAAAAACTGATCGTGTACGAGTGACCTTAAAATACCAACTTGGTGGAGGAAGGTTTTTTGACTTAAATTCAGATGCTGTGCAAAGCACTAAGTTGTTAGAGTTTGTGTCTTACGAAAATGCATACAAGAAAGGCTTGTTAGAGCTCACTGGAAAATCGCTACTGCAAGCCATTCGTGAAAAGGGAGGAAACTACACAGACGCGTCAATGCAAAAAGCTTACCCAGATGGCAGCGTACCAAGAGCAATGGCAACTGGATTTGTTTTCACAATGAGTCCTATTATAGCAGATAATCCGACAACAACAAGTAACGTTCAATACAAGTCAAGAGTGGTTCGTGTAGAAGAGCAATTAGACATTAAATCCAGGATCCCAAATCTCTTTTCCTCTAACACAGTACCGTTTGCCGAGAAGTACCTACAAGACTATAGCAGATTTAAGTTCTTAAAATACGAACTAAGATCCCAACAGCAACCATCCACTCAACCATCACCATCTTGGGTCTCACCTTTAGACTGGAGAGACTCAACCCAAGTATGGAAAGCAATTATTGACTTAAAGCAAGTTGATAAAAAAACAAAACAAGCAAATACCATACCAGTAGACACCTACGAGCCATTTGATATAGTTGTAGCGGATAAGCAAAATCCAAACTACAATACGTATAATTTCAACACAATTTTAGACCTAACTAAGCCTAGAAAACAAAAAGCTAAGTTTGCAGACTTGCAAGGAATTAACCTAAGGCCTATTGTAGATGGAGCGGTGCAGATTCAACCAAGCGAACTCTCAACTTATTTAACTTCTGAGTATAGTGCGAATGTGTCCCCAACAACACTAGCGCTAAGGAACTGGATACAGCAGAGTTACAAAGATAGCATCACCAACGTAGTTAACGATAACAGAGACTTAGCTCAGCATAAAACATTTAAAGTAGTGTTTAATATGCTTCATGCGGATCAGAGTGGAGTGCTTACAAACATAGGCACAGCAACAAAATACTTGATAGCTGGAAAGTCTATTGATTTGAGATTTAAAGACTTTATTGCGGAAAATGCGTTACCAACAAGGTATGATTATGCTAGAAAAACTTTTATAGGCGAAAGAAGTGTATACGTAGTACCAGTAAGTATGACACAGGTATTTAAGTTAGAAACTTGGTTACCAGAAGACCACTTGCAAGCTATACCAAATCTACAATCAAAAATACAAAACTTAATTGACAATATAACATGGGGAATCTATTACTATTATGATAGTGATGGATCCTACTTACAACAATCTTGGAAAGATAGAATAGAAAGCTTAACGGTGGATTCCACATACGATTTCACAGCAAGCAGCACGATCCAAAGTATTCTAGACGTAGTATTAAATGAAGCAGAATTGTATTCATGGGAAGAGGGGTTAGATACATTAGCAACGAGATTGACGCAACTTAGGAATAATGAAGGAAGGCAATCAATACCACAAGGTACGGTGTATATTGAATCTAATGTAGCAGATTACACAAACAAGACAGCAAATACTCCGACTCAAGGCTTCATAGATATAGCCTTCAGTAAAACAAACGACGATATTTATATTTACGATTACGCAATTCGTAGCATAAGTGAAAGAGAGCTATAAAATAACACAACGTCCTACCTTAAAGCGAGGTACTGATGATGAAAACTTCGTATTAAAAAGAAGACGTCAGCAACCTCCTATCATAATAGGTCAACCTATTGACAATGTGTACCAGTTTAGGTATACAAAGGATGGTAAACCGATGAAAGTACCGCAATTGGACAACGCTGTTAGTCTTGTTGTCGGTATTGGCTTTACTATAACTGTGCTTTCAATGGATCCATCTAACACCGATGATCCAACAGACACTACCAATATCACTTACATTTGGAAATATAATGGCAATGAGGTGTATGTTGCAAATAATCAAAACAAAGGTAAGGGAACTAACACACTAAGATTTACAGACAGCCAATCTCGCATAGGTCTGACTGGAGTATATACTTGCGAAGTTACTAATAGATACGGTACTACCACCACAGCACCATTTCAATTGAACATACTAGACACTGCACGAGTACCGTTGTTTTATAGAAATCTAATAGCAAACGGATCTGGCCATGATGGTACAGAGGGATGGGAGGCTGATGATCAAATCACAGTGAGTGAGTTTGCACCACCAAATATGTGGATAAATCACTTTGGTTCTATTGATAGAATGGTAGGCAACAAAGATGGCGATGGAAACTTATTAGAAACACAACCGCTCAACCCGTTCAGGTTTTCCATGCAGAGCAACTTTTCAAGCCTTGAGAGGTACCTAACAGATGCAGCCTTTGCAAGAAGCATAGACAGCGCAGGTTTGTGGAGACACTGCAAGCCAAACATAATCCAAAACGAAAATCCTGATCAAAACTTTGCAACCTTTTTTCCGTCAATGAGGTACCTAGATGAGTACAACAAAAACACACAAAAAGGAGATCGATTAGAGTTGGGATTGAGTAGTGTATCGACTTATTTTACACGCAAAGAGTTGGGATTTAAGAAAGACGGTGAACCACAAACGGTTCGTTTGTCCCAAACAATCGATATTGCCAACTACAAAAACCATATAGATGGCTATGTTGCCGGAGTAGATAGCATATTAGCAAGGTTTTTTTGCTACATAGGAATAGGACTGGACAAATATGAGTACGAGTTGGTAACGGGAGACTTAGCAAATGAAGGAAGTCAGGTACCAAGTGACGTAGCGCTATTCCAACAAGCTATACAGAAAGCTGGATTTGCTCTTTTTTCAATAACAAACATACCAACAAACGAAGAGATATACGCAAAGGCAGTGGAAATATATACACAGGAAGGTGGTTTATTTACCAACGCCTCTCCCACCATATTAAATGGGGAGTTCGAAAAGCGTAATACTTTCATTTTAAGCGCAGATCAATTGAGATTGGTAGCAAGAGACACATCTATATCAAAACTAAATTTAAACACGGTAACACGAATAAATCTAATACCAAAAGTCCACAACACAGCAAATGTAAAAATAACAGCCCTCAGAGAAGGACTACCTCCAGTAGAATTAGCTTCTATTGCAGGACCTAACGAAGATGATCTGTTTGCTGTAAAAGAGCTTGCATTTCTTTCATTCCACCTACAACGAGTGTTTAGTAATGCTACAACAGCACAGAGCATACCAATATACCTAAAGGATAAAAAGATATGCACAATAGGCTCTAGTGCAACCCAAGCAAATACGGCCTACATAAACACAAGGATCCAAGAACAGGCTCCAGACCTGTTTGCAGAATACTACGATGTGCAAAAAACTAACAAAGGAGTTCTTTCTGACCCAGGAGCCCAAGCCTTTTTTGCCGTAGGTAGTAGTTTTTCCATACCACCAAAGACGAGATCGATCCAGATAGCAATTACTATGGATCACAATTCGATAGCATACAACAACGTAAGCCCACAGAGCGGTGAGATTGTTTGGAGCGAATCAACGCTTTATGCAGAGCATTTAGATACGACATCCGTCAACGGACAATACTACAAAGCAGGTTTACCAAAGATAGGAGTAACGCAAATGAAGCTATCTCTATACGATAATGAGTACAGCCGTATACCAGAATACTCAACCTTCTTTATTCCACAAAACAGTATTTACTCACTAAGACGTCGAGAGCTGCAAATTAGATCGGTAGACGATAGTTTGCAACCTTCATACTTTATAGTTGCAAAACCCGATACGTTCTACACACCAACTCCGGCAGAGCAACAAGAGATCAATTTAGATCCAACATCAGGAACCATACCTACACGTAGGTAATATACACAAGAAGCTAACTTAGGTATATTTATATTCAATGGCAAAGAAATTAACTAGCTCACAAGTATCGTACATCAAGGACAAGCCAGCTAAAGTTAGCACAACAATGGCCAAACCTCTAACACCGGTTAACTTGATTACGGTGCCGCAAAGCTTTGGTACGTACAAACTAAAACAACCGTTTGACTATCCGCTTGATGATATTGTAATTGACGTTTACAACAGAAACGGCCAACTACTAGAGACATTGCCAACACCTACAGGACCGGTGTTGGATTTTACGATAGAGAGCGACTCTATTTCAATAGACCTTGAACAGCAGTTAAAGAATTACAATTATCTAGCTGGAGAGTTTACTGTTGAGATAAGAGCGATAAGAAATTATCTAGGAGCTGCACAAGGTGCTAAACTGCAAATACAAGAGGTATCAAACGACAGACTTGAAATCAGAGTAGTACCAGCCTTGATCAATCCAAACGCACAAGGCAAAACTGAAAATAGCGATACAATCTTCCAAGATTTCTTTTCTACTGGATTTTTTCAACTAGATAAGCTTAGTGTGCTGCCAAACTTAAAAGTTTACTGGACACAGCAAGACTCGGTAAAGGTATTTGACTATCTACAAGACAAATTTACTGTACAGCTTAGTCCGTACAGCATCATCTTCAAGTTAATTGAACCTCTACCAAGCACATTATCGGTAGACGACTTTGTTTGGATAACTCAAGAGGTTAGTGAGCCAGTAGTAGAGAATGTCATAATAATTCCACCAATCCAAACTAATCAAAAAACACGGATTGCAGGACCAAATTTTGACATCAATGCTAAAAAGTCATTACAACAATCAACTAGCTATAAGAACTGGGACAGCGTATTAACTTATGCAAGTTCAAGCATACTTAACGTAGCTTACTCACAATCATTGGTAGAAGGCATACCACTGAATATCGATTATACGAGATATGAAAACTTTGTCCACTTTGGCAGCGCTCATAGTAGAGTTTTCAACTTCACAGAAAAGGTTAAAAAATTAGAATACTACCAAAATATAATCGATTCTATTTCTACAGACTTAATTGGACTGTCAGAAGGAAGCGTCAGTTCAAGTGCATATCACATAGCACAAAGGCAGACGTATCAGAATAAAATAGACACAATAAAGGGGGCATTTGATGGATTTGAGCGCTATATGTACTACGAATCATCAAGCTACGTCACTAATAGTTTTGGTGAATTTCTAGACGCAGCTTGGCCAAAGTCCAATAGCGAAAAACCTTATACACTATACGGATCAAATACGACCCAAGTGCAAAACTGGTTAACAGGCATATACGAATCAGCAAGCGTCTACGATCAAAACAATCCACATAGACTGCAATCGTTTGTACCAAGTCATATCTTAGAAGACGAAGCAAATGAAACAGCTTTGGTGTTAGTGGATATGATTGGACATTACTTTGATGCGCAATATAGCTACGTTGATCATTTTACAAAAATACACAATCGAGATCAAAGCCTAACTGAAGGGTTTGCAAAAGATTTAGTTTATCACATTGCACAAAGCTTAGGAGCAGACTTCGACAATGGACAGTCATTTGATGACTTATGGTCCTATACTTTAGGATTCAATTCATCTGGAAGCTTTGATAATGCGCTAAACTTATCATCCGAAGATCGTACCCGTGAAATATGGAAACGTATTATTACAAACTTACCATATCTTACAAGAACAAGAGGAACGGAGAGAGGATTAAGAGCGTTAATTAACTGCTTTGGTTTGCCGTCTACCATTATTCGTATTAGAGAGTTTGGAGGCCCAGAACCTGATTTTGACACACAATCAACATACAACCACGATAGATTCTATTACGGATTAAACGTAGGAGCTGGTAGCACAACGATATCAGGATCATACTTAGTAGCACCATGGTCAGCAAGTAGAGCAAATCAAACTCCAATAGGAGTGCAAATTCGTTTCAAAGCTGCACCGTTTTCTGGTAGCGTCACTCGATACAACTTAATGTCGTGGTACACGGCGTCAATAGGACCGGAGTGGGACCCAGCTGGAACATTTACCAATGCATACGGATCTACGCTATCAAACCCATACGGAGCTTTAGATATAGGAAGGGATAGTGGTGGTGATTTCATAGAATACATACCTAACGGCGGTAACTCCGATATGGTACTAACAGGCAGTAATGCGTTAAAATTATACATACCATCATCCTCTAACACATCAACTCTATTTGATGGAGATTGGATAACACTATATCTCAGAGAAACTGGTAGCTGGTCAACACCAATATTATCAGCATCCTTTGAGCTATTTGCTGGTAAAAAGTCTGCATATAGCGAAACGCCGTTAATTTACAGCGCAAGCATATTATATACAGGTAGTATTAGCGATACGCTTGGGAGCGTAGGGTACAGAGCCTCAAGAGCTGGTATCTATTGGTCGGGATATGCTGATTCTCCAAATGGTTTTAAGTGGTTAGTGATAGGTAGCTCTAGTAAAGCGAACTCTTTTGCACAAACAACAGCAAGCTTCAGTGCAAGTATCCAAGAGCTAAGATTTTGGGGACAACAAAACTCTCTCAATGTACCAAAAGTATCAAGTGGTTCAATACTAGCCCAATCAGAAGGTTTAAATTTAGATCAAAGTCCATTCTACGCACACGTAATTAGCCCAACTACAATCGTAGGACAAAACTACGAAAACCAAAACTGGACTGGTGCAACTAGTAGCTACAACGACTTAAATTTTAGATTGAATCTTGGAACAAATAACGTAAGGAGTAATCTCAACACTGTATGGACTGGTTCAAGTTACACCACCTTTATCGTAACCTCATCCACAGTCACCTCAAATCAATTTAATATACAATACAACAGACCTTTGCTGGCTAGTGGTGGTTTTGCAACAGCATCCTACACCACATCATCAATGTCTTCGTCAGTAAACATAGCTGACTATCCTACAGGATATAATTTATATATAATTGACAGAAATAACTTTGGTATAAACGGAACGCCAAACTATGCTAGGTTGATTCTCGATATGCTAGACGCTGGATATAGTATATTTACAGTTGGAAACGATTCAACCCAAACCAACGCAACTGGATCAGGTGGTACAACTTGGCCTATTATATCGTCATCAATAGCACCAAGCTTTGCAAACAGCTTCTCAGGATCAAAAGCGTCGGGGTCTTTTGGAATACCTAGCAATCACGCTATAGGATTTGGTTGGACAAATTGGGGAGATAACGACACTGATAGTGGACAGTGGATCGACAAGCTAAAATCAAACCCAGGCCCAAACACAGTTGCGTATCCGTTAGCGGTGTCAGGAGGATTACAACTAACGACAACTCCAGACACAAATACAACTGCACACATGCTAGGCTTCTATGCGGTTAATACAATGTCTGGTGGAAGATGGGTTCATACGCAAAATCGTAACCACAACCAACTCTTCGTAAGCTCATCAGGAGTAATATCGCATCAGATTATTAACTTTCTAATGAAAACGCCAAAAATGGCGTACGCATCAGGATCGGAACCAAATCAAGCATCTTCCTGGACAGCACCGGCAGCATTAGTGTCGTTTGATAGTAGTACAGGATCCTACTGGACACCAGTAGTAGAGACAAACTATATGCCATGGCCAGATATATCAGGCAATCGTCAAGTAAGTAATAAGATAAGAGTTGATCAAACCTACCAACCAAGTGAACAACTTTACTGGAATGTTAAAACAGAAAAAGGACTGCAAGACTCGCAGCCAACAGATAGTCCAAGACTAGGGGTTTACTTATCAACGGCTGATCAAGTTAATGAAGATATTGCTGAGCAGTTTGGAGGCATTCACTTAGATGATTACATAGGAAGCTATGCCGATGTATACGAGAGTTCATACGATTCATTAGAAGACGTTCAACGTGAGTACTTTAAAAAGTACGGATGGAGACAAGATGCTCGATTCAAATCACAAAACTACATTAGGCTTTTAAGTAATTTTGATGGTGCTTTATTTAACCTAGTTAAGCAATTTGTTCCTTATCGTGCAAATTTGCAAACAGGACTAGTAGTAGAACCACACATCCTACATAGGCCAAAGATTGCAAGCAGAAAGCCAACAATTGAAGACCTATCCTACGAAGCACTAATTGAGATCCCAGATCAAACACAAACACCAGGTGGCGCAATACAAGATGCTGCTGGAGGTGGCCAAGCCAATTACGTTTGGGAAGCTGAGATAGACCAGCAATACGTAACCCCAGTAGGAGATTATCCAACACAAGTAGATGGAGCAGTTTCAACAGAAACAACTCTAACCGTCAGAGGGTTGCAAAATGAGTTCAATAACGGACAGGTTGAGGAGCAAGGAGTATACGATGGATCGCTTTATAGCACAGTGCATGTAGATGAGACTTCATATGGCCGTAATAAGTCGGAAGGATCTCAATACGATTTTTACACATGGTTTAAAACTGGATCAGGGGATCGAGACTACTATTATAGTAGAGCAAATTCAAGAGACTATTGGGATCCGATTCAAACCGTTGTATTAGATAGTAGAAAATCCGAAACAATGCTGATAGCAGATGCTGGAGTATCGTATAACGGATCTGATATATACAAAGGCACTGGGTCCTTTTTGACAGGAGGCTCTAGCCTTACGCTAACAATGGGTGCAGTGGCAGATGCAAACTTAGACGTTTCGGGATCGTTGAGGACACTAGGTGTACGTGTAGCAACTACATCACAATCCATTGAAAGTTACTATGATGTAAATAGAGCTTGGATACTCAATAGGTCATTTGGATATATGGTATACTCTGTATCTGGTAGTGTTGCAAATGCTACTGGCTCCATAAAATTCAATGCATTTTCACCACAAGCCGATTACTTTGACGTAAGTCTTGAGGCATATAGGAACTCCAGTGCGGTTGCAACAACCATGTCTATCTGGTATGGTGACAGTGGTTCAACATCTACGCCAGACAGAACAGAAAATCTCTCAACAACCTCTACGACAATCTACAACCAGAGAGTTTTACAATCACAAATACAAAACCGTGACTTGTATATTGAGTTTTATGTAAACGCAAACACAGGCGTTAACACATCTTACTCTAATATAATAGACGATCTTGCAGTAAAGGCATATAAGTACGCACAAGTTCAAGACTATCATTGTATCAGAAGTATAACGGATCAAAATTAACATCAAATGACTATAACGAAGATAGTCCTGATACAATTGACGGAGGACCGGTGATATCTATTATAGAAGGACCTGGAGTAACAGTAGCCGTTAATCCAAATTCAAATGGAACGTATACTTTCAGATAATCGATATATTTATATATAAATAAAAACAAAAATGGGATATTTAGATAACTCAACAGTCACGGTAGACGCCATCCTAACAAACAAAGGACGTCAAATCCTAGCAGCAGGAGGCCAGCTTAACATTACAAAATTTGCTGTAGCAGATGATGAGATCGATTACACATTGTGGAATCCGTCACATACACTAGGTTCTAACTACTACGGAGCGGTGATTGAAGCTATGCCTGTCGTAGAAGCACTGCCAGACGAAACTCAATTGATGAGATATAAGTTAGTAACCCTCCCAAAAGACGTAACTGGTATTCCAGCCGTAACAATTGGAAGAAATACTGTATCAATCACGTCAGCGAACCAAAAAGAAACCATCACCCCAACAGTAACAAACTTTGCTGGTGGTAACTCAACTCTAGGATACACAGCAATCATATCAGACGACACTGTTGCGACTATAGAGGTTGTTGGAGGAACACCAGCTAGAACAATGGCAGTAGGAGCTGGTGCACAAGCATTAAATGCAGGTGCATCTGTAACTAACTTCTTGGATGACGAAGCAACCGGAATTACCACAGCAGGTAAGTCTATTACAAGAACTGGTATGTCGTTCGAGATTAAGGCTGCAAGCGGAACAACTGGTCAAGGAGCTAAATCATGTTTATTGACATTGATTGGAAATGAAACTGGTGGATTTAAGACAGTGACAATCACTGTTAACGTACCATTGTTGGCTGATGTAGGACAAAGATAATAAAGCATAAAAAAGTAAAATGGCAAATATATACAAAAATTTTGGAGTAGACGATATCGTAGTCGGAGACATTCAAACAGTGAGTCAACCTCTTTGGTCGGAGAACATTAACGCACTATCAGGCGGATACTCCGCTGGTGTAGGTTTCTTCACATCATCAACTCAAATATCCCAAAGCGGTAACTACTACACAAACGTATACCACAGAAATCCAAATACAGACACAAACGCAGCCATACAATTTTCCGTAGCATACGGTAATAGGGTTGGAAGCGGTTCGGTAGGAGACACAAACACAGTTGGTCAAAACGTAAACGACACACCAACAAGAGCTATATACGGTCAGTACAGAAACCTACTACTACCACCATCAGATACAGCATTTACTTTTAGTGGATCGACACCAAACGATATATTCGTAATCAATGTCGCACGTTCACGTTTCAAACAAAAATTAGATCCAGGAAACTGGACATTGAGAATTGGTAGCGGTAGTGGTGGTACTGGATCAGCAGGCTTAACAACTTTCCTATCTCTTACAGACAATAGCGGAGCAAACACTAATCCGGAAATCAACCAAGCAGGTCGTATTTTCTATGTAATGTCAGGATCTGATGGAACAACAGTCGGTACGTCTGTATACGGACTATTCTACCCAGATGCAGGTGTATACGTTCTCAATGCTACATTATTGAGTTCGTCACTAGGAATGACTCCAGGAACACAATTCAATACAGGAAGCAATTCTAACACCGTAAAGAACGCAGTATCGTTATATACTCGTATTAGTGCATCAAACTACTACGCAGCACGCAGTGAAGAAAAGATTACCTCGACGCACTTCTTTGTTCGCATAACAAATAAGGAATTCAACTTTAGTAACAATCCTACGTTTGTAACAGGAAGTAATGGAGACTTTGTACACTCATCTATGTTGAGAAATCCAAGCGTCTATGTCACAACAATTGGTATGTACGACGATGCGAATCGATTGTTGGCAGTAGCTAAGTTAAGTCAACCGCTGCTAAAGACCTTTAATCGTGAAGCTTTGGTAAAAGTAAAACTAGACTACTAACCCCTCTCAGAATAGTATTCCGAGACAGACCCTCCAAACTTGGAGGGTTTCTTTTTACCGTTATATTTATACACAATGGCAGGAGTATTTAAAAACCTAGATAGATCGGATATAAGGATAACCCCATTTAGAGCATATAAAGCTTTTAGTGGAGCATCATCGTACACTACGTACTTAGCGGAAGTATCGTCAACACCCGCAGAATTGGGTAATGATGCACTTGATTCTAACGCAACGTTGTACACGACAGACTCTGTACTAAAGGACTCTGTTTGGAGATCAATAAACCATCTCTTCTACCAAAACTATTACGACAACACAAAAGCTAGTTTTGGATCATATAATCACAAGAACCAACCAAGACAATTACTAGGAGCAGCTGGAGTGGTATCGTTACCACAACGATATGTTGGAGAGGGAATTGCTCCAAATACATTAGAGTTGGTAATAGCAGGAGTTACTTATACGAACGATATTTACAATAACTTAGTACCAACAACAAATCGTTGGGGAACTAATAATGCTGGATTTATTAGCGCAAGTAACGTAGTCTTTTCTCTCAAGCCAACGAGACATACAAAAGATTATTTGCAAACAGTCAACTACACATTCGCATCGGCAAGCGAAGTAGCTTACGGAACAGACCAGTATCCATCAGATGTGCAGGTACAAAATTGTAAAGTAGGTTGGAGCGAAAACGTGCAGTATACGACTACACTACAGCTACAACAAATATCTAGTATAGTAGTAAGGCCAATTGCACCAGAGTACGACAGAGCCTTTAATTTCACAAACCGAAACTTTGCAGTATCATTAACCTTTGATGCAAGCTCCGTAACGGCAACGACGTGCTCACTTATTGAAAAGTTTGAGACGGTATACACATCCAGTATCGATTTAAACGGCAATATTCAAACGCAGCAAGTTAAGAGGTATCCGTATATATTATCACGACTAAGTAGTGGAAAAATTCAATTTAGAAAGTCAGATGGTGTTAATACGCTTACTTACACAAGTAGCTTTACTTACGGAGGAGGGACACTTACGCTATCTCGAAGCGGTTCGACGTTTTTTCTATACAACGGTAGTGTAGATGTAGATTCTTTTACCGACACATTTGCGTCAACAAGCATTGACTACTTGTGTGCCAATGACTCACCAATCTACATAGGATCAAATGAACGACTAACGCAAACAAACGGGTTAATAGTAGGAAATGTACACTTTTATGATACTCACATCAGTAGCCAGGTACAAAACAACGCTTTAAATCGTACCGACGCTTACTTTAGAAACAACCCATACGCCACAGCGGGTAACGTATTTCCACAACATGGAATGATTGTCGTTACAGACGACAAGGTACGACAAAATCTTAGGGACAGTGGTGTGAGCTCGATGCAATATAGAGGAACTACAACAATATACGAAAACGAATACAGCTGCACAATCTCCCCAGGCGAGTTTAATTTTAGCAACAATCCCACCTTACAAAAGTATAGCGCACTGACCAATCAGTACGAGCTAACCGACTTTGCAACAGGATCGGCATTTAAACCATACATAACCCAAATAGGACTATACAACGACTACGGTCAGCTCCTAGTTGCTGGAAAGTTGTCTCAACCAATCCAACTACCATCAAAGGTGGATACTACGATCATAGTTAAATTTGACAGATAATGAGAACAAAGGTTACAAAAAAACAAGCTGCAAAGGCAAAAGGCTATCGCAGCGGTCTTGAGGTTGATTTAGATGAATCGCTCAAGCAAAAGGGAATAGACGGTGAGTATGAGAAGCACAAGATCAAATACACCAAACCAGCAACCGATCACACCTATACACCAGACTTTAGACTTCCAAACGGAATCTTTATAGAGACTAAGGGAAGGTTTGTTACTGAGGACAGAAAGAAGCATGTGTTAATAAAAAGGCAGTATCCAGAGCTCGATATCCGATTTATATTTCAAAACTCCAAGAACAAGATTCGCAAAGGATCGCCAACAACTTACGGCGATTGGTGCAATAAACACGGCTTTCTGTACGCAGACAAAACAATTCCACAAGAATGGTTGGATTGTAAATAGTTTGGCGTATATTGGTTATATGGACATAAACCAAGCTCAACTTAAACAATTAGTAGATAGTCATTTAGGCGTAGGTACTCCTGGTAATAAAGGAGAGACTGCATACTATTGTCCATTTTGCAACCATCACAAGAAGAAGTTGCAAGTAAACTTTGTATTGGAGAAATTTCACTGCTGGGTTTGCAACACAAAGGGAAATAGCATAGCTTCGTTAATGAAGAAGAGCAATGCTGCAAAGCACTACATTCAGAAAGCTATTGAGTTAGGAACTCGTAAATTTAAATCAAACCAAGCAGAGGCGCAGACAGCGCAACTAACACTACCGGAAGAATATATCCCACTTTGGAAAGCAAGTCCTAACAGTCCTCACTTTAAGAATGCACTTCACTACCTTATGAATGAAAGAGGTCTTACCAAGTACGACATTCTCAAGTATCAGATAGGCTATTGTGAGAGTGGTGAGTATAGTGGAATGATTATTATTCCAAGCTATGACGAGCATGGAGTGCTAAACTTCTTTACTGGAAGAAGCTACTATGTGGACGCAGGACGCAGACACAACAACCCAGACGTATCCAAAGATGTTATTGGATTTGAAAACCTAATAGACTGGTCACAACCAATTACAATAGTAGAAGGTGCATTTGACGCAATCTCAACCAAACGAAACGCAATTCCGTTGTTTGGTAAGATGATTTTGACTAAGTTGCAAATAAAAATTATAGAACAAAAGGTAAAGCGAATTAACATAGCACTCGATCCAGATGCCCTACCAAAGGCAGTTGAAGCGATTGAGTCGTTCATCAACAACGGAGTGGATGTTCGCTTAGTAAAATTAGAAAAGGATCCTAATGATACAGGATTCGTCAACATGAGACCAAAGGTAGATGAGGCAAGTGCAATTGACTTGTTTGACTTAATCTCACTAAAAATGGCAATATGATCAATAAAGTTAAGACAAATCTAAAGAGAGTTGATAAGATTCTCCACATTGCTGATGTTCACATTAGAAACTGGAAGAGGCATAAGGAATACAAGCTTGTGTTTGATAAACTGTTTGAGGCAGCAAAGCAACTTCCTGAGGATGCTATCATTACGATAGGTGGTGATATTGTGCATGCTAAGACGGATATGAGTCCTGAGTTGATTCACATGGTTTCCTACCTATTTAACAGCTTAGCAGACATTAGACCTACAATAGTCATTTGTGGTAATCACGATACGAACCTAAACAATAACAATCGATTGGATGCTCTAACACCTATTATTGAAGCACATAACCATCCAAATTTGTTCTATTTAAGAGATAGTGGTGCCCATAAGATTGGTAACGTAATTGTAAACGTAATGTCGTTGTTGGACGATCCAAAGGAGTATAAAACAGCTGATACGTTAATAGGAAAGGCTGATACTCTGATTGCTATGTACCACGGAACTATCGCAAATAGTAAGGTGGATAGTGGATTAAACATTGCACACGGATTAGATTGGGACACCTTTGCAGGACACGACATAGTATTGCTTGGAGATATTCACAAGAGACAAATCCTTAGCCAAGCAGACCCGCTAATGTTTTACCCTGGAAGTACCGTTCAGCAGAATTTTGGCGAGTCTTATGAAGGTCATGGATACGCAATAGTAGACGTTCCAACAAGAACAGTTGAGCACTTCGATATACCAAACGATTACGGATACTTCACTTTAGAAATAAGAAACGGAGTAGTACCTGACAACCTATCGATAACATCCAAGACTAGTGTAAGAGCCAAAGTTTACGAGACATCACCAGCTCAACTTAAAAAGGCATTAGCTGAGATAAGAAAGCGATATAAGAATGGTGAGGTGCTTGTAACTAATATGGATAAGACACAAGCTCAGAGTAGCTTGAATATTGACGACACGTTACATGGCTTGGATGTAAGGAACGTAGACTACCAAACAACGCTACTAAAAGAGTACTTGGATCAGTTTCATTTAGAGGAGGAGCTAACGGATAAAATTATCAACATCAACAAAGGGTTCAACTCAGCAGTAGTGTCTGGTGAGTTAGTACGCAACGTTGTATGGACTCCTAAAAAGTTTGAGTTTGACAATATGTTCTCGTATGGAGAGGGCAATGTTATGGAGTTTGGTAACTTGAATGGTATATGCGGATTGTTTGCACCTAACCATGCTGGAAAGTCTGCAACTCTCGACGCCTTGTGCTTCTGCTTGTTCGATCACTCATTCAGAGCAAGCAAAGCTGAGCAGGTACTAAATAGAAAAAAGGATAGCTTTTGGTGTCGTTTTAACTTCGAATTAAACGGATTAGACTACGTTATCGAGAAAAGAGCGGCAAGGTACCAAAAGGGTCCATTGGCTGGAAAATTACGCGTTGATATCGATTTCTGGTACACTGATCATGAAGGTCAGAAACACTCACTAAACGGAGAACAGAGAAAGGATACGAATAGAATTATTCAATCTTATGTTGGATCGTTTGATGACTTTATCTTAACAGCTTTATCGCTGCAAGGAAACAATAGCAGCTTCATTGAGAAGACTCAAGGTGAGCGTAAGGATTTGCTTGCAAACTTCCTTGACCTTAAAATCTTTGATAATTTATACGAGCTAGCTAACAAAGAGACGCGTACAACATCAGTCTTATTAGAAGAGTATGAGAAGCAAGACTTTGAGCAATCTTTAGGAGATGCACAGAGGTCATTGGAAACTAACCAAGAATTGTACGATGATAAATTTGCTGAGTATGAGAGAGTTCAAGAGATGGTTCAAGACCTAAATGAAGAGATCATCAGACTATCAGAGCAAATCAAACCAACTGAGGCAGATGGACTAGATTTAGCAAACCTACAAAGCCAACATGAGCTTTTGAAGAAAGAGGTAGAATCAAAGCTAACTGACTTGCAGACAGTTGAAACTAAAATTAGCGAAGTAAAAATAGAGATTGCAAAACTTGAAGCTGAGTTTGAGTTAGATAAATTAAAGAATTTGGAAGAACATGAGTACGATCCAAATTGTAAGTACTGTGTAGAGAACGTCTTTGTAAAAGATGCGATCAAGACAAAGCAAGAGTTAGAAGAGGATAAGAAGCAAGTTGCTGAGTTTCTGAATGTAAGAAAGAAGACAGAGGAGTGGATTGAGAAATACAAAGACATCGTAGAGCAGTATAAGTACTATGATGGAATCGCAGCTGAGAAGCAAAGATTGACGAATGGGTTAAGTGTTCTAGACTCTAAACGAGAGTCAGTAGAGAGCCAGATTCAAACCTATAAAACTAAGTTAGAGCGGGTAGAATCGAGTATCAAGACCTACAACGACAACTTAGCTACAATTAAGGCAAACGAAGCTTTAAACGAGTCTATAAAGGTTTTACGTCAAGAGGCTTTGAGCACTAAGACTCAAGCAGAAACTCTCAATAAAGAAGCGCAAAACTTCCATGGAAAGATCAAAGTTAGTGAAAAGGTCATTAGCGAGTGTGAGAAGAGCATCAAGCACATGCAAGAGCTATCAGACAAGCAGATTGCCTACGATTACTACTTGAAGGCAATGGGACGTGATGGCATTCCATACTCGTTAATTAGCAAGGCTATTCCATATATTCAAGCGTACGTGAACAACATACTATCACAAGTTACAGACTTCACAGTTGAGATTGAAACTGACGGTAAGAACATTAACGTACACATTTGCTACGATGACAACAAGTGGCCATTAGAACTAGCTTCTGGCATGGAAAGATTTGTAAGTTCGCTTGCTATCCGTGTTGCGTTGATTAAGATTACAAACCTACCTAAGCCAAACTTTATTGCGATTGATGAGGGGTTGGGAGTGTTAGACAGCACCAATCTCAACTCAATGCATATGTTCTTCAATTACTTGAAAGACACGTTTAAATTCGGTCTAATTATTAGCCACATTGACGTAGTACGTGATATGGTAGATACAATCATAACAATCGATAGAAAGGATGATTTGAGCTATATTAAATGCTAACAACTATTTATTAGAAAATTGTTGTAAATGATAATCAAGCACCAACCTTTCCTAAAAAGAAATTTTATTAGTTACGATTATGCTGTTGTTGACACGACTGCAACCTCTGACAACTACTTCAAGGTGACCTACCTTCCGTCTACAATAGGAGGAGGTAAGAGTTTGATTAAGTTCCAAGGAAACGGCCAGAATCTAGAACTAAACTCCCAAACGGAGATTGAAATCCTAGATGCAGCTGGCAATCCTGTGAAAACTGATATTACAACCTACATAGATAGATTTAACAACTACTATGTGACAATAAGCGTCTACGATAACACAGCACCTGGAGTAGGTACGGTATGCTTTGTGGGCAAGGCTACTAGAGACTTAAAGAATCGTCCAATACAATCCAACAACACAAATGAATTAGGTTACAATGTAGTATGGACAGCTTCGATAAACATACAACCAACTGAAAGAAACAACTCTCCTTTAGTATTCAATGAGCCACCGTCAGTTGACTTAGCGCAGGTAATCACACCGCTACGAATCAACAATAGCCAAATAACGTCACAACAGTTTGCAATAGTCACTTGCTCGATAGCAACAATTACTACTAGTAACTTTAAAGGATTCGATCAGAAGGCAGCGAATAGTAAAAACATACTAAGCAGCAGACTACAAAGCATTCAGATTAACCCAAATCAGCAATCCACAACAACAAATACAGTCAACACAGATACCAAATCATCGCATCCGGATATAATAGGAGGTTATGCGGTTAACGAGGTTAATGAGTATAATACAGTCATAACAACAACAACACCGTTTTTTAGCAGTAGTTACGTGGGAGGTTACTTGGAGTTCTTCAATCAAAGATATACACTAAGCCCTCAGACTCAATCAAACACCACAATAGCTAACACCAATCCGTATAACACACTAACTAACACCGCACCCACAGTACAAGATCAGCTAAATTATTGGAAATCTACAATAGTAAAAGTGGACGATAGTCGAACAGCTTATCTAGACACGCCTGTAGCAATCAACACAACAACAACAAACGGTACGAGAACGTCCACAAATACTCACACGTACAAAAGTGTGTCTAGATTTACTGCAAGTTTATACTACACACCATCGTCCGAAGTCTACGTTACAAGCAGCGCAATATCTCAGAGCTATCTACAGTTTACATTTAATGAGCTCGATCCTATAGCTGGTGACGTATATAAGGTACGTCTATTTTACAAAAGGAGTTCTGTCAATCAAGACTGGACCATTATCAACGACCAGATCATTACAGCGCCAGAATACCTAACCGACGCAAGGTACCCTAACCAAACATCGTATGCACGACGAGTTAGCGACTACTTACTCCAAGGACACTTTACGTCGCAACAGATTGTAAACAACAACTGGTCACTATATAATGAAACTCTCACAGGATTTGATACAGCAACTGCAAGCTACGATAGCACGACTCTAATAGACTCTATAAAACTTGAAACCAAAAATGACCCGTCTGGTTATTATAGACTACTGACTACCAAGTATTATCAGAACTATGCAGAGGAGCAGGCTTTCACTATAGACTTTAACTGCACACTAGGACCTTATACAGAATTAGAATTATATGCTTCTAGTGATGCGCTAAGTACAACGCTAATATCAACAGACTACCAATCTCGCGCTTACAATAAGTCAAAGAATAACGACAAAACGCGATTTAGTGAAAACTACACGCGATTCGGTAAGTATATTGGTAAAGTGGTAAATAATTCACAAAACACAGTGCACTATGGAAGAGTGGCTTTCGACTTTGAGTCGGATCGTGAAGGATTAGGAAGACCCTTGTTTAGATGCAAGCCTGTATCAACAGTAACAGGCTCTGCGTGGATTGCGCAAGTGGGTGTGAAACCAATAAAGTATAACGGCTTTACACCACAGATAGTGCAATTTGCAATACCTACACCATCGGATTATTCAAGCTTACTCTCAGAAAGTGTCGACTACAAAATAGAATACTTTAACTACACAGGAGAGCAGTCTGAGTTTGTAACCTATCTAAACAACATACCACTTAATTTAGTGGGCACAGTGCCCACAAACGGATGTCAAGCAGAGTCGAGGGTATTCACTTTCACACCAACATATTACGCATCAGCAAGTGCTACAATACCTAACGCCTTAATTGCAATCAAAGCAACTAGCCAAATTACTCAGAGCGTCTCAACTAGCACAAGGTTCTACGCAGCATTCACCAATGGAGCTGTGGGAACGTTAGGAAGCTACGCAGGTCAGTTTGCTGAAGAGACTCCTGTAGATGGTTGGAATTGCGCGATTCCGTACATCTATATGTCTAGTAGTACTGTCGGTGCACCCGGCAACTACGTTTATATATCAGCATCGATATCAAATACAGATCAAATTGTGTATCGAAACGCAGCAGGACGAGTAACTAGCTCATGGAGATGGTTTGACACCTTCACAAAAGATTTTACCACAGGCCCAGGATTGAGCACAGCGTTGAGTACGTGGGGATACCTTACCTCATCAACATCGGTGGTAGATAATGCGTACTTCACAACTCATAGCAGCGTTGGTATAAGACGATCAGAAGCGTCTCAGTCGTACGCAGACTATGTAAACGCAACAACCAATACACAAAGAACTGTAGCTTTAAAAAGACGAAGATTGGTGTACCCAACAGGAGGATCGTTAACTTCTAGCCTATTCACAGAAAATGGAGGCATCTATAACGTAAAGTTTAAACTCAAAAGAGATCCGTCTTCAACGACAACGTACACACCGCAATCTGGATCCTACCTAATGGTTTATATCTTTGATGCATACAAAGACTTTACCGAAGCAACAAGAGGAAAGTCTGGTTGGTATCCACCAGATCGTAACATAGTAAAGATAGGACACGCATACACATCAGGAAGCGTTACAACACCAGCATTAACATGGCTTGATTCAGCAACCGGACAGTATTACGATGAGTACGATATCAACGTTATCCAATATGGAACACCAGCCCAATTGGTTTTTGAGCCTAGTGGAGATGGAGGAGCTTATTTTGGTACTTTAATTGACGACGTCCAGTTTTGTAAAATTGGATCAACTACCGATCCTAATTTCATTAAACCAACCAGTCTAGCAAATATATATGCAGTGAGCTCTAATAGTTCGAATAACGTACCGCAGAGATAATGATACCAAGCAGACATACCAAAAATGTTGTTTTTAGTGCACCAATACTGAACCTACTAGTAGACAATCCTCATATGGAGAAAGTGAGGATCAAGTCAATATACCAACAATGGCAAGGTGAAAACATGCAAGAGGTTAGGAGTAAGGACGTAGAGAATCCGTATACGCTACACATAGGAACGCCAAACACCGATGAGCAAATGCAACAAGATCGAGTGTTTTTTATCCAAAGCTACTTATCATATAACCCTATTACAAAGACCGTAGAAAAGAGGCAACTAATTCCATATAGAAACGTTGAAAAGGTGTTTATAGGCAAGCAACGTATTGATGAGCATACATATGGCGATTACGCTTCGTTTATCAATGGTAACATTGTAGCTAACGATTTAATTTTACTAGACACAAAGCAATCCATAAGGCAGTTGGTTGAAGAGTTGAGTAAAAAAGTGCAATTATTAGAAGGAGAGGTACGCCAACTACGCTCTCAAACACAAACACAGCCTATTTATAGGTAATGAGCTCTTTATCTAATTTAATAGTAGAATCCTTATTAAAGGAGTTGGAGGAACAGGCAATTGTTTTGTTCCCTGGTGGATTTAAGCCACCACATGGTGGACATTACGAATTAGCCCTTCGTTACAGCGAACAACCTAATGTAAATCAAGTTATCGTTCTAATAGGACCAGAGCCTAGAGAAGGTATAACAAGAGATCAGAGTATTGCCATTTGGAGAGAGTTGACGAAAGGCAACAATAAAATCTTAATCCAGAAAACAGAAGTTAATAGCCCACTAGCAGCTGCATACAAATATATCGAAACAGCTAAACCTGGAAGCTACGCTCTTGCAGCAAGCTCAAAAGGCGACGACTACAAAAGAGTACAGCAATTTGTAGCTGGACATCAACCAGGATCAAAGTATGCAAGAGAGGGAGTCAGTGTTGTGGAGTTACCACTTGACACTAAGCCGTTAAATTATCAAAACAGATCACAGAAGGCAGAAAAATACACTCCAGGGAAAAGCGAAAACGGAAAAGGAATTAGTGCAAGTGTACTTAGAGTTGATTTGAAAAACAACGATAAAGAAGCTTTTGCTACAAACTACCCAAACGTATCAGACAAAAACACAATTGATAAGATTTTTGGCATTTTAAAAAAAACAACCGTTTCTGAGGAGATAGCGCCAAGTGATTTGCTTTCTAGAATAAAAGCGAGATTCAAAGATTTTATCCAAAAAGTAAACCAAGAGAAGGAAGAAACTAAAGAAGCTTTTGGCTTAATAGTTCAGGCAGCACAAGACAAGAGAAAGCTTACACCAGAGGAGCAAAAGCAAGTTGGTGAGCAAATGAGAGATGTCCTCAAGACAATGGGATTGGGAGTTGCAGCTGCACTACCAGGAGGAACAATCTACTTTTTGATTATCAAGTTATTAAAACTAGAAAAATACACAATGCCATCATCGTTTATTACAGAAAAAGTAAATCTCAACGAAGGAGGAGGAGCAGGACACTTGGCTCATCCATATGAGGACTTAGACCTCACATTTAGAGATATTAAAGATATGATAAAGGCTGCTCTGTCGGGCAAGTTAGAATATGCACAAGAGAAGTTAGACGGTCAAAACCTATTAGTTACCTACAAGGATGGCAAGGTTAGAGCTGCAAGAAACAAAACAGAGCTCAAAGATTACGGCCAGCAAAGTAAGACATTAGACCAAGTAGCTGAGAAGTTTGCAGGTAGAGGTCCAATACAGACAGCCTTTGTTGAAACTATGCGCGACTTAGAGACCGCAATTAACAAACTAACTCCTGAGCAGAAGGAACAGTTCTTTGAAAACGGAAAAAAGTTTATCAACTTAGAGGTACTTTTCCCAGAAACACAAAACGTAATTCCTTACGGAGCAGCATTATTGAGAATGCATCATTTTATCGAGTACGATGAGAAGGGAGCTGCTCAAAACACAGACATTGTTGGTGTTGAGCAGTTGCAAAGGGCATTTGAAATAATCCAAGCAACAAACCAAAAAACATTTAGAGTAGGAGTAACAAACCCAGCAACAATAAAGCAGGATGCAGACTACGCTAATCAAGAAAAGGAGTTTCTTGCAATGGCAGATGCCGTTAAGCAAAAGTATAACTTAGGAGATGAGACGCCTGTAAAAGATTACGTTAAGAAGTGGTGGACAGATTTTGTAAAAGGCAAAGCAAACGACTACAAATACGAAATACCTGAAGAGGTGCTAGACCTGATCGTGAGAAGATGGGCCTTCACTGACAAATCAACAGCACTACCAGCAATCAAAGGAATGATCGACAACGACCAGTTTAAATCTTGGTTTGAGCAGTATGACAGATCGAGTGAAGTTGAAAGCAACAAGAAAGCTGTATTAGAGCCAATAGAGAGGTTGTTTCTTAAGTTAGGAGTTCGTATATTAAAGAATATCGAAAACCTAACAACAGTAAACCCAGACGAAGCAACTAAAAAAATTAGAAAAGATGTTGAGGATGCGATAATGAACATTAAGCAGGCATCAGCAAACGATACTATAGCAGATAGTGATGCTGCTATGAAGTTTTTAAAACGCCAATTGCTTAGATTGAAAGACATTGGCGGCTTTAAAGCAATTGTTCCGACAGAGGGTGTAGTATTTAAGTATAAGGGCAAGCTGTACAAGCTTACAGGAGCCTTTGCACCTATTAACCAAATTTTAGGCTATTTAAGATTCTAAACATGAAATTAAAAACATTAGTCCCTTTAAGGGAAAAGAAGGAAGCAATCGCTTCATCACCTGCAACTAATATGACGTTGCATTTCGATAAGGGATTCGAAAACGTAGGTGAAGAAGGCACACCAGAAGCTCACTTTTCAATCAGCATTAGTAGCGTTGGTGGAAAAGAATTCTTTCGTGGAGTGGGCGATAGTGCTGAAGCTGATAAAATTAACGAAGGTGTCAAGTTGGAGTTGCGCAGAGCTTTGCGTAAGTTTGATAAGCATGTTCAATACATTCTAGATAAATACAAGTTTCAATCAAGATGAGTTACTACGTTACGACTGCTAAAAAATCCTACCAGGAGCACACTGAGGGTG